TGTATTGCCTCCAATGATGATGCGGCAATCCTGTAAAAACTTACCGGCGTTTCTGGATACCATTGCAAACACCAAACGTTGTTATCAGCNATAGCTTTNAAGTATTCATCGTCAGAGACAAAATCCGTTTGCTTGTAGTATTCCCTAACGATTTCATATACATCCTTGTGNGCATTGTGTTCCAAGTACAAACCGCATTTGTGTTTAGGTAGCCAGTTCATCTCATTCTCCTCTTGCTCTCGCTCTAATAGCTGCGGCGCACTCAACACCCCACGCCTCGTATCCATCTTCGTCACGCAGGCTCTCACACGCCTTCGCACACGCCTCGTTCTCAGCGGCAACGCCAGCCTTGTAGCCATACTCAAATATCAGCAACGCCGTTTCGCTCTCGGACAGGTACATATCGCCGAAGATTTTGTGGAACTCGGATTCAATGTCGTTCACAACCACACCCCCAAGATACACATGCCTTGCGGCTTAAACACATTGCTTGCCTCATGCTTCTTCACAGCCTGGTACTTCCAGCCACGGGTGCTAAGGTTAAAAGGTTTGATAACCCTAATGTACCCGCTATCAACCAGGTTGATAACTCGATGCTTGGTTGAGCTAACACGCAATCCAATATGGTCTTTAATCTCACCAGTGCTGCGTGGCTCTTCGCAAAACTCAATAATCTTGCGATATACCTTATCACTCATAAACTTATCCATGTCTAAACCTCAACTCCTGCATTGAAAGATAAAGCTTTGATACATCCATATATGGTAGAACACGGTCCATTGCTGACACCGCCACGCCCAGAGAAGCAACCTCATGCGTTTTAAGCGGCAGATTTGCTTCGCATTTTCCGAACAACTGGTTCATCGTAGCAATTCCTGTGTTCAAGTACAGCATCTCCTGCTCAAACCGCTTGTCTTTGGATGCTGTCAGCGTCACAACATTGATAATTGCGGCAAGCCTGTCAAACGCATCTGGAGATGGCTGGTTCACCATCTCTGCGTATGCAGTGTGCATCTGCAAGCCAAATTCATCGTAGAGTGATTTTGTCATGGGAATCTTAATGAGCTTCGGTTTGTAGGCTTTGTTCCGCTTCTTCATTCCCGCCCCCACGCAGATGCAAACTCTTGTAATAGGACCACTTAGCCTGGTACACAGCAAGCTCAGATGGCGGCTCAAAGCCAAAGCGCCTGAACGTCTTGCTGATGTCCGTGGCGGCAGCAGGAACGTATTCTTTGTGGTTCATTGCATGTTCTCCTTGGGCAACTGAATTAAATCAATCATTTGACTCACTTCTTCACTAAATTCTCTGATTGACTGTTTGGGGTCAATGGTCTGGCTCATTAGTGTGGCGACCATCCTGATGCAGACCTCTCTCATGCAGTACATGGCAAACTCGATGGTCGTCTCGTTGGCGACCTTCTCCATCGCATTGATTTGCAGCTCTGACAGAGCTTGACTGGTTTTCTTGTACAAGTACTCAAAATCTTTTGCTGGGAGGTTTTCTGGGTTCATGACACATCCTTATTCGGAAATTCTATTGTGAGACAAATCTAATACAATTACATCAGTGTTTACCCTAGTGTTGTTAAATTTTCCTCATGTTACAATTCCCGAACATTAGGAGAAATGATGCAAGACCCGAACCGAATCATCGATGCCCTCGGCGGCACAGCAGAAGTCGCACGCATGTGTGAACTCAGGATGCCAACCATTAGCTCGTGGCGCAAGACTGGCATCCCTCGTCCGTGGTACATGTACTTCACGCTGCTACGCCCTGATTTGTTCCCAGAAGAGCATAGTCGAACTGCTCAGACATCACCCTAAATAACTTGCCTTCCCGCTTGTAAGTAATCGTCTTCGGCGGGAAGCCACGGTTCAGAATATCGACCAGTTCGTCCAGGTCTGGCTTGTTGTTCATCTTCATGGATGCGCCTGCACCACACGCCAATTTAATCACACGCAAGCGCCCTTTTTCACCCGCATAGCCATCGTGCAGGACTGGCAGATACTCTGTAATAGGCTGGCTCGATAGCCCACCATAGTAGGTAACTGCCAACATCTCTTTGCCGCTTGTGCGGCTCACATGCCTGCGCCAAGACCAGCGGCGCACATTCATCTCAACAGGCTTAAAGCCCATGATGTCGTCATTGTGCAGCTTGATTGGGCTTTTTGTTTCTTCTGGCGTATCGCCAATTGGGAACTGAAACCCACACGCCAGACAGTTTTTTAGCCCAGCCAGCATAATCTCTGAGCATTCTGGACACACTTTGGTTGGCGCAACACCCTTGCCTTTCTTGTTTGGTGGCTCCACTGCGGTGATTGGTCCGTGACGCTTCACGTTTCCAGCAAAGTCCAGAACCAAGCAGTCATCCTTATCGGGGGCGATTCTCATCCCACGACCAGCCATCTGAAGGTACAGACCTGGCGATAGGGTCGGGCGCAGCATGACCAAGCAATCAATGCCTGGATAGTCAAACCCAGTTGTCAGCACGTTCATGTTGGTCAAAACACGAATCTTGCCAGCTTTGAACCGCTCGATGATGGCATCACGCTCAGCTTGTGGTGTATCTCCTGTCACGCAATCAGCGGTGACGCCATGCTTGTTAAACAAGTCTCTCATGTGTTGTGCATGATCCACGCCTGTGCAGAAGACAAGCCAGCTTTTGCGGTCAATCGCACGATTAATCGTCTCTTTTACAGCACGCTCGTTGTTGTCATCCGTATCCACGGCACGCTCAAGTTCGCCAGCGATAAACTCACCACCACGCTTCTTGACGCCATCCACATCAATCTCAAACTCAGTGTGTTTGCTACGCAATGGGGCGAGAAATCCACGGTCCACAAGCGTCTCAATCTGCACAGGCTCAATCAACGCATTGAAAATGACATCGTCACCTTCGTGAATCATGCCGTGTCCGAGCCTGAAAGGGGAGGCGGTAAGCCCAACCACCCGAACATTCTGATTCGTTTGCTTGAGCGTATCAATGAGCTTGCGGTAACTTCCAGCGTCCTTGTGGTTAATCGAATGCGCCTCATCCACAATCACAATATCAATGTGACCCAATGCTTTGGCTTTGCGAACAATAGACTGGATGCCAGCAAACGTGATTGGCTCGGTCAAGCATCGCTTGTTCAGTGCGGCACTATAAATTCCCATCGGAGCATTCTTCCAATGCTCACGCATCTTCTCAGCGTTCTGCTCAATTAGTTCCTTCACATGGGTCAACATCAGCACACGAGTGCCTTGCCACTTGTTTAGCATGTCCTTAATCATGGCGGCAATAATATGACTTTTGCCAGACCCTGTTGGCAGCACGAGGCACGGGTTGCCTTCATCATTCTTGTCAAACCAGTCGTACAACATGTCGATGGCTTTTTGTTGGTAGTCTCTTAACATTACAATTCTCCCCGCTGATCAGCCATTGCCTGAGCAATACCGGCGTAAGTCTTGCTGCGCTCTTTCCAGCGTGTCGGACTGGGCGCCATCTTGTGTATGCGCGCTTCACGACCTTCCACTATATTGGTCGGCACGAGTTTAGGTAGATTCTTAAGCCAAAGGCATGTCGCCTTTGTTTCGCCATGCCCAAACTGCCACGGTTGAATAATCTGGTCTGGCTTTCTGATGCGGCTACTAATGATGCTTATCGGGTTCTCAAGCGACAATACGCTTAATAGGAGCAGCTAGCAGCATACGCACAAAATCCAGCGCCTGCGCTTGTTCTTCCTGTTTTTCTTTAAACCATCTTGCGCCGCTGACGGCCAGATGCGTGCATGGTGGATGTGCAATCATCAAATCCCAACCATCATTGATAATGTCGTTAACGTCTCCTTCGTAATGCGGTCCATGAACATCAGTTGGAAATAAATCACAACTTACAGCATCATGCCCTGCGAAGATAAAAGCGTCCCTGACCGTGCCGCTGTATTCACAAGCTATCAAGACTTTCATCCCACAATACTCCCATCAAACTCGTTGCGAAACTCGTCACCAAGATTCAGTGCACACGCTTTTGGATTGGCGACAATCTCGGTGCTCTCATAGATATGTGCGTCAGGCTCACCATTAGCAATGTCGCCATCAGGTGTATGCCACACCACGCCAAACTCAGTTGGTGTGTAATCCCACGGAACAAGGTCTGGGTGCAGGATATGCGCTTGGCAACCCTGCAACTGATGCTCTGTCTCAAGCACAACATCATATTTGGCGCATGTCCATGTGCCATTACGCTCTGCGGTGCTGTGAGCGCATGTGCGACAGTTCACTTTCTTGACCACCTTGCTGCCGTGACAAAGGTCGTGAGCAGAACACAGCTTGCACTCGTACCAGGTTGGCTCTGTACTGATTGGTGGCGGCATCCTGTCTGAGAAAATGATGCGCTCTGCACGCTTTTCATATTTCTCGAACACCTTCTCATCAAAATCAAAAAACTCAGCGTGAATTTTGTCATTGTCTTTGCAGACAAATATGTACACGGCACGGCGAATGCCAAGCTTTCCCATGTAGCCATGCGCCTGCGCCCAATAGGTTGGATACATCTTCTCCATCCCCTTCTTGAGCAGCTCTTCAAACTTTGACGCTTTAATCGTTTTCACATCCATCAGGTGCTTCACATGAGGCGCTTCTGGAAGCCCTGTGACCTGTGCATCAAGGTGTCCACGGAAGTGACCGCCATGCGACTGCACGGACACTTGTTTCTTCGTCACAGGATCAATGGCGATGACATGACATCCAATCTCACGCAGTTCACTAATGACCCTTGTCTCTTCACGGTGACCGGAATCGAACAGGCGCAACATACGACCATCAAAGTTGTTATCAAATGCCCAGCGAAACGCCAACCAAAGCTCACGTTCACACGGACGACCAATCTGTGACCAGCCAAGGTACTCACGGGGGCGTTCTTTGTTGCGCTGCTCGTGAAACCTGTAAATCTCGCTAACGGTAGTGACTTCCATTGCTTCTCCTGGTTGGGTGGCATTGCTGCCACCCTTTCATATTATTTACGCTGCTGCCTTCTTCCACGGTGGCGCAGCCTTTGCTGCGGCTGGTGCAACCATTGGTTTTTCAAACGTTTCAGGAGCCTGACGTGGAGCACCGACTGCTTTGAAACCCTTGATGTCGTTCTGAGCATCGTAGCCATTTTGCGCTTCACGAATATCAACCTTGATGCCAATAACGCAGCCAATAAGCTGGTCAGTGTCTGTCAGGTCAGCAATGCCATTAGCAGTCATGATTGTGTTCAAATGCTTGCGTGCAATGCTTTGAGCGGTCTCGTTGGCGTTAATGATGTTCAGGTTGGTGAACACGACACGACCAGCGCAAGTTGGACCTGTAATATCTAGGCGCAGCTTGATGTACTCGCCACGACCATCCTTAGTGGTCGCTAGTTCGGCATTTTTAATCTCTGCGATGTAATAGCCTTTTGGTACAAGTTCGTACTTTTCTTCAACTGGAAGTTCGTTGACGTTAAACGATTGGCTAAGACGTGCCATTTTTATTGCTCCTTAGTGATTGAAAATGATGGGCGACCAGCGGTGGTCGTCACTGCTTGACCGAGCTTGGAGGTGATGGAATCATCAGCCATCTTCCACGCCTTCTGGTCAATCTCCGCTTTCCAGCGGAATAGTTGTGTCAACTGGTTGTCCAGATTGTGTTCGGCGGCAATCTCTTGCAACAGCTCCGAGTTCACTTTCCGGTTCAGCCTGCTGACCAATTTAATTTGGTACGAGCCTGCCTCAATGTTGAGCGTACCTTCCTTGGCAGGGTCAAGCTCAATCAATTCGACAATCTCATCCTCTATTTCACGGCGTGCCTTGACCGCCGCTTCCTCAGCCAGCTTGTGCTCTTCCCATTGAGCGGCAAGCTCTTCGATTGATACCATGTCCATGCTCACGCTCCAATCTTTTGAATGATTGCGCCAAGGTCAGGAGCCTCCCAAGCATCGAGCTTGCCTGAGCGGTCCTTTGCAAGCCAAAGTCCGTCCGAATCACACATCAAGGCACGGAACGACTTGCCTTCACTGTCCTTCTCGACACGCAGAGCCAGCACCTCGTCAAAGAAGTACGGCAGTTGCTGACCAGTTTTGTTGCCAGGCATAGATGGTGAGTAGAGAAGACGACCATGCTCATCCTGCTGCTTCTCACACTTGGCGGTAAAGAACACATGCTTGCCAGGAATGTCACGGAATGCACGGATGATGTCAGTCATCTGTTCCTGCATCGCACCATATGCTTGGCGTGGGTCTTTGGTGGACTTTTTCTCAGCGTTCAGAACGACCTCGGCAATCTCGCTGATGGAATCCAGCGCAATGCTATCGAACTGCTTGCCCTCTGCGCTTTCTGTCAGCCATTGGTACGCTTCCATCAGTGTTGCCATGTCAGTGACCTCAATGAACGGCACATCCGCATCAGCGATACTGAGCAAGCCTGCCTCGGCACTAAGCACGACTGGGTTGGGTAGCGTTGGAATCAGGCTCGTCTTGCCTGCGCCACTGTGACCGTAAACAAGGAGCTTGACTCCATTGGCGTGAAGACCTTTGGTTGATTTGAGATTGATAGCCATTTGGCTTCTCCTGTAAATCCGCTTGTCGGACAATCCGGTTGCGGTGAGAGAATATTACGCCTGCCATCAATGTTCGTCAAATCGAATAGGCAACTTTTTTTCTAGGTGTTTTCCCTAGTGTTGTATTTGGAAAACCAAAGGACTATCATTTGATGCCTCCGCAGCAGTCGGGTCGCTCCCGATTGTGGTCATCGTGTCCAGACCAGCGGAGGCACTTCTCACTGGACACACAGACTCAGGACACACAATGAGCTACGAATACAAAGAGCCAAACTTCAGAGCCATTCCACAGGCACTGAAAGACATTCCACGCTGGGTGACTTGGCGTGCAGAAGCAGCCAGTGCAGACGAAAAGCCACGCAAGATTCCATACGACCCGAAGCTGCCGCAGACTCGGGCGTCCAGCACAGACCCAGACTCATGGGGAACGTATGAGCAGGCTGAGACCGCCTACCACGATGGTGATAGGACTGGCATTGGCTTTGTGCTGAACAATGACGGTATTGTTGGCGTAGACATCGACAACTGCATTGTGAATGGCGAGATACATGATGAAGCCATCCAGATTCTGCAATGGCTGGGGGCGACTTATGTCGAGCGCAGTCCAAGCGGAAACGGCTTGCGCTCATTCGGCTATGCGCCCCCTCTTGAGCGTGGCGCAAAGGGCAAACTGTCTGAGCATCTCGATGTCGAGGTGTACAGCACAGGCAGATACCTCACACTTACTGGCGATGTGGTCAACGATGGTGAGCTGGTGGCGTTTGACCACTTTGATGAACTGGCGGAGTTGCTCAGAACAGACCGCAAGGTGGTGGACGCAGAAACGGGTGAGGTTTACAACCAGAAGAACGACCAGCACGCAGAGCTGATTCGCAGGGTGCTGTCAGGAGATGTGTACCACGACAGCCTGCGAGACTTGGCAGCGTCATTCATCAGCAACAACATGTATGGGGGCGCAGCGGTCGAGCAATTGCGTGCGCTGATGAAGGCAAGCAATGCGCCACGAGATGACCGTTGGCAGGCACGTTACAACCAGATACCTGCGCTGGTACGGAGTGCTCAAGAGAAGTTCACGCCAACGCAGTACGACTTGCCAAAGATTGTTCCAGAAATTGAACAGTCATTGGATGACAAGCTCGGGGTGGTATGCGCTGCGAATCTTCCGAGCGAGTTTGAGCCTCCAGATGAACTGGTGCAAGGACTGCTCACATGTGGCAGTCTGAGCGTATTCTACGGTGATTCCAACAGCGGGAAAACATTTTGTGCAGTTGACCTGTCCTGCGCTATCAGTAGAGGCGCAGACTGGATGGAGCGCAAGACCGAGCAAGGGCTGGTTGCGTACAGTGGCGACAGAGAGTGCGAACTCCGTCTTAACCAGGCTAGAAAGCATATCGAGGAGTACCACAAGGTATTGCTTGAAAATGTGTACGTCTTCACCAGACCAGTGAACTTCTTTAAGGACAGCGCAGACGTGAGTGGCGGTGGTCGAGATGATGAAGAAGATTGAGGATGAGCGGCAGATGCCATTCAGATTGGTCGTGGGCGACACGCTGGCTCGTATCGCATCGGGGGCGAATGAGAATGCTGGCACAGACATGTCGCCCGTCATGGAGCGTTTTGACTACCTGAGCAGGCAGACCAAGGCGCACACCATGCTGATACACCACAACGGCAAGGATGTCGCACGGGGCGCTCGTGGTTGGTCAGGCATCCGAGCGCACATTGACACTGAGATTGAGATCGTGGAAGGCGCAGAAGGCGTGCGTACCGCCACGATCACTAAGCAGCGTGAACTCGGTGGAAAGAATAATAGTATTTATTTTAAATTGCATGTGGTGGAGATGGGGATTAATAAATGGGGCGATATGGCGACCACTTGTGTGGTGCTGCCAAGTGATGCACCAGATAATCAAGTTAATAATAAAAAGGAATCTAAATCATTAATTAATGCAAAATCAAGTTTTGAAGGCGCATTAAGAGAATATGGATATATTGACCAAGATGGTGATTTATTTGTGACCGCAGATAATTGGAATGAATATACGATTAAGGAAAATAAGGGTTCTGAAGGCGCACGCAGGCAGGCATTGAGCAGGGCAAAGAAGGAGCTGATTGAGAACGAATTGGCGGTCGAAAAGCGGTCAGGGTACGCTGCAACCAGGCATCCAGACTGGACGGCAGTGCGACTTTCGATGGCGAAGAAGGCTTGACTGGCACTTAGGGCAAACCCTAGGTTTGTGATACTTTACTTTAGGTTGTGACATTTGTGACATGTTGTGACATTTTTAAATTGTCACAACCTCGAAAAGAAATGAGGTTGTGACATTTGTGACAAAACCCTCTCTAAGAGGGTTTGTCACAGTTGTCACGCTCAATTTCCGCATGTTTTGTCACTGGTTTGTAAGTTTCGTGTAAGTTTTAGTTAAGAAAAAGTTAGCCACTAAAAAGTTGTGACAAAATGGTTTTGTCACAAGTATAAGGAAATACGAACATGGTCATACTCACCCTTCCGTTCCCCAATTCTGCCAATACGCACTGGCGTCATGGTCGTGGCGTCACTTACCTGTCTGCACAGGGTCGTGCGTTCCGTGAGGCAGTCAAGCTGGCTGCAAACCTGTACGGCGTCAAAGCGCCGGAAGGTAGATTAATTATTGGCGTGGATTTATTTCCACCGAATAAACGGATTATCGATATTGATAATCGGATAAAACCATTATTGGATTCTTTAACCCATGCTGGAATTATTCAGGACGACTCACTGATTGATAAATTAATCGTGGAGAGAAAACAGATAATCAAAGATGGACAGTGCCGAGTTTATATTTCACAATATATTCAACACAATGATGTGGAGTAAATCAATATGCCACGCCGAACAAAAATCTCAGCAGTGTTCCAGCTTGCGTACAACAGGCTGGTGGAACTCGGGCACACGGTGGATAAGAAACGCTCCTTGGTTATCATGACCATCGAGCAGGTCACAGGCAAGCCGTTCACGGGCGATGAGCACCAGTACCTGCTAGAGTTCGCCAGGACGAAGCCTGAGACGCCTGGACGATTTGTGCGGGTGTTCACTGAGTACAAGATGCCAAGCGACATGCTGGAGGCAAAGAAGCGGTTAGCTGGGATGCCTGTGCAGGTCAGCATGAACAAAAATTCAAGCCGATAGATTTACAGTCGGGTCGGACAAATCCCGATAGATTCACAGTGGGTTCCGATGGATTTACAGTGGGGTCCAACACACACCCATAGATTTACAGTGGGGTCCGATAGATTTACAGTGGGGTCAAGGAAAACTTGGTTTTTTCCAAAGAAAACCTTAGTAACTAAGGGTTTACCCTTACTATAGGAAAGCCCGATCCAATAGGCAAAAACTAAGCATTTATAAAACCGAACAGAACCATCAACAAGGCGAAAAGCGAAAAGACTATACACTCAGAAAGCCCTCATGTTGAAAATGCCTCAAAATGCCTAAAAACCAGTTTAAAATCGATTTTCCTGCATTGCCAAGCATGACGGGAAAGCAAACAAGAAACACTGAACCAAAAAGCACAAACCCATCCAGGCAAACCCATGCAGCAAAGCCCGCACGACAAACAAGCGCAAGCCCGTACAAACGGAAAGCCCATGCCAAGCCCATTCCAAGCCCGAAAAGCTTTCAGGCATGGCAAACCATAGGCAAGCTTGCCCATGCTCAAACCATAGGCAAAGCAACCCCGATACACTAAAAAGCGCATGACGTGCGAGTGCATACGCTAACCGCTAAGCATGTGCGAAGACATGCTCACGGGTTAACGTAAGCAACAAAAAAAGCCCGCTCATGGCGGGCTTGAAATTTTTTAAATCACATAAGTTTTCCTGACATACCTTTAGTCATACTGTGATTAATGATTCGTGTTTGTGTAAATTCAGGCGAAAACCAAAAAACACGAAAATAATCACTGTAAAAAATCCATCCTCCATGATTTTTCCTGTAGATTTGTGCATCAATCAAGTTTTCAAATTCAGCGCAAAGCATGATCAATACCCTCCCGTTGCGACAATAAACGCGCCAACGACAATCAGCGCAAACAATGAGATTGTCTCGTTAGTCATCACATCACCCAAAAGGTTAGCCACATTAAAAGCGCGAGCTGCACTACGCCAGCGCACCACCACAATAAGTCCTTGATCATTTCAATCCCTCCGGTATAT